TTGGCACCATAAATCCAGAAACGGAATAACGTACGGTGAGTAGATCTGGGATCCTACCGATTAACTCCCACAACTTCATCAAGCTCAAGCCCTTTCGGGGCCGCCCTCAGCTGTGCTTGTCAACTTTCGAAAACACTCCTACGCGTAGGTCATCCTAACTTAACTGTTATTTGACTTTCAAGTATGGGCTCCTTCCAAAGAAGAATATATTGTTTGCTTTCCTTATCCATGTCCCCATGTATGAGGATCGGTGAAGAATATTATTTTTAAGAAGAAGTAGAAGGTTGGTTGAGTTGTTGTACAATGTGACGTTTCTGTGAAAAGCTTAACTTCTCGAGATCATGTAAGATAACATCCGGACCTGTTCGATCAATAAGGGGCGTCCTGATCAAGGGACGACCATCAACAAATAGCCCGAAACTTCTCAGAACCGAGAGAGTCTCGTGGACAGTTCGTGCTTCCAGAATAATTGATTGCAAAATTCTGAAAGTGGATGGATCATATTGACGAATTGAGTGCCTGAAGACCGTGCAACGCTTTCTTTTGGAAAGTGGACGGGCCTCAAACCCAGGCGGAATAATATCAGGGAAGTTAGCAGGAGCGGACGGTAAGCGACATAGCATAGCACTGAGGACGACTCCTGTCGCGCCTCCAGGCATTGTTGCCCCAGAGAAATCGAGTTGGATAAATCCATTCCCATTCAATAGGTATGAACCTGTTGCCGAGATAGGATTATAGATTCCCCACATGAGATTCGCGTAAGTATCTGAACCACTTGTGCAAGATATATTGGCATTTGGCCATTGTAAATATCCAGCAGCCTCAATAATGACTGACCCATCAAACGATGTGCCAACACAGAGAGGAGCAGAGGGCGCACCAGCGCCACCTTGGTAAAGAACTTCGATCATAAGCATGTAGAACCCGGTTTCGAGTCCGATGAACAAGGAATCTGAGGATGGATCTTCTTCCATGATTAAGTCGTTTCCGACTGTATTATCATTGAAAAGATAAGCCCAATTATTGGTTGGGTCCGCATCACCTTGGGTCGACGATTGATATACACATCCCTTCACGGGAGGTAACACTCTCTTCATCAAGACAATTTCATAATCAGCCTGAATATATCCAGGTGAGATTGATCCATTGTAAGCTTGAGTGAGGATCGAGAGTTTCCCGATGTCATAGGTCTTTGGATCTGACCCATCAGGAAATGCACCCAATCGTACATATTTTGGTTCATCGTAACATGGGACACTTGTCACACAACCATTATCCCAAACTGAGCAGAAAGATGCACCATCAAACGAGACAAGCTCTGACCAATTTCTTGGTCCGAGTTCATCAACATTTGGTTGGAAAGCAAGTCCTACTAAACCTTGTTGACTGGTCGGTACGACCGGAACATACTTGAATATTAGTCTTTTGAAGACATATTCAGAGTACAACGAGGCGCTCGGTGATAGTTGTGGAAAGATCGCTTGTAGTCCAGGATTGATATTAACATCGATACCAGTATCATCAAGCTCGTAAGGAACAGAGCAGATGAGAGAGGATCCGGCGATAATCTCGCCGCCAGCAATGGATGTAGATTTCAATGCTTTCGCATGTCCTGCAAAGCTTTTCGCTGAAGGAGCATTCCGTTTCTCATATACAACGGAACCACTCATACCAAACCCTGAGGCTTGGATTGACAACTTCTTCTTTGGCTGATTCTTCGATTTCTTGGAATTATTCTTATTTCTTGGCATTATTCTATTCTTTGCGCGTGTTACTGTTAGGAGAGACAGATATTGAATTTCACGGGCTACACAAATTCAAGTGGACTGTACATCATAGCCTCCCATAAGGGTCGCTCCGTGCAGTCTCTTGGCATTTTGCTTAGCACTGAAGTTTTAATCCTATCTCCTTTAGGAACAGTTTTGGGCGGTTTAAAGGCTAAGACCCCGTCGCACCTCTGGCCACACTGGAATCTTGTCCACGACTTCAATTTCTTGAAGTGGGACCCATTCCCAAGAACCCTTCTTAGGGAGGACTTGGAGTGGAGGGCAGGGTACTGGATTGGTCGCAAAGAATCTTATATCATGATTGAGACACTTTTCTTTGTCCATTAACTTCTTGCGTTTCGATCTTCTCATTCGAACATTCTTATAATCGCCCCGGTCAGTCGTAAACTTTCCAGGAGATTGAAGATATTGAATAAGTGAGAAACGAGCAACCCAATCTATTTCTCTGATTGGGACTTCATTCGGAAGAGGTACATAGTCACCCTGGACAATCTTAACTTTGATAACTGAATCATAGATCCTTCTGATGGTTGGCGAGAAATTCGTCGCATCTTCAGATCGTTCGAGTCGGTGTAAAGCAAGATTTGGGTTCCTTTTGAACTCTGTCGCCATTGCTTGCTGATCTTTTGTGACCGTAATTGGTCCAATCGCAAACTTTGGTTTGATTCCGAAACCACCTAATGCTGGATGGATAAACCAATTCGGTGAAAAATCACCATATCGGTTGTTAAACCTCTGCATCACAAGTGGGAGAATTGGAGTTGCTTCAGGACAAGTTTCAAACATTTCATTTAATCCTTGTGCAAATTGAATCGGATTTGTCAGTTGATAATCGTCGAGACCGTAGAGCATACCTTGATTAAGGTAACCTTGACGTGTCAGGACACCATTAACTCGCATGAACAATTGAGAATTAATGGTACAAAAGTCCTTAGATTTGAAATTTTTCCCTTGGGAAGGTTTCAAACCGAACTTTGTGACTGTCTGCTTCCAAATTTCATATAATTCGTCATCAGATTTGAATAAAATGTCGTCTCCATTAATAACAACGTGTTCCAATAAATCTTTGGTGATTTTAACTCTTCTCATATACTCAACAATGATAGGACTATCATGTCTTTCCTCGAGAGTAGTAAGAGGGTCATCACCAAGTGGTCTATCTCTCCAGATTTTGACCGCAAGGCGATATGCCGCAAGATTTATTACACAAAGAGTAGAGAACGAAACCGGACCACCCATGGTCTGACCTTCTAGGGCATGAACTGTACACTTAGGAAACAAAATTTCCTTGGGTGCATCAGAATCTTCCCATATAAAAGTCGTTGGGTTAAGGAGTTGTCTCCTTTTACCGCCCCTCTCTTTGAGAATACGTTCGTTAGAAATTTCAGGATAATGTAGAATAACACCACTCTGTGAGTACAAGGCGAGAGCACTGTCTGGGACTTCTCTATCGAGAAGTCGACCGAGGACAGCTTCGCAGGCAGACTTATTTATAAGATCCGTCGCAGCCTCATAATCTCCAGAGATTAAATATGGTAACTCAATTTTATCAACTTGAAGTACAACTTCTGTGCAATCTTGACCTCGCATTGTCGAATACTTACATGTCTTCCAGGCATGAAGCATTTGACCCTGTATGGGTTGCAGTGCAGTATTAATTAAGCCGTTGTGTTTTGTAATAATTCTCTTTTTGAGAGGATCATCGACAGCCACGACGCCTGCATGAAGTTGACTTAAAGGATCTTCATCGATTTTTGATTGTGTACTAAATCGAATCCGAGCGAATTCACTTTTCCGAAAGTTGTTGAGTTCGAGATTCATGTTCCATAAGGGTGGAAGGCCACCATCCTCGTTCGTGAAGTTCAGCTTATTGACAAATGCTGAACATCCGCCTTTACTGCGGGGAAACTCGTAGCACGCAGAACCACTGGGACAGAACTTTGTTCTGGGGCCAAGATTTGTATCTGAGAAGATCTCGTCTACAACGAGCTCTATTTCAGTAAGCGCATCTTGCTCAAGGTCTACCGGTTCTCGCGTAAGGCGTGAAGAATGGGATCTCAAAGCGTTAGCAAGAGACCAAACGTTCAGAGGTAAACATCCAGCTTTTGTTCCCTTTTGAAGAGAATAAATAAACCGGGCGTTTTTCTTAATGATCGATCGGAGAATGAATTTGCGGAGTATACCAGTAAATAATGGTAAATTCCAAGAAGGATGTCGCACAGGATATTGATCATCCCTGAACAACTTGCACATATAGTAATCACACCAGTACTTTACGTATTTCATTTCAGCTTCATCGGGTGTTTCGAGGGACCTTATCCTCTCGACAACAACTGTAAAAGCACGAATGAATCTCTCTAGGTCTTTTCCATTAACTGACTCCTCTTTACCAGAGAAGTAGTTTTTGAACAGGAAAACAGAGAAACAGGTGATCAAAGTGGTTACTATACGCTTCGATCCGGGTCTTAAGGTATTCCCATCGGACTTACTTAAGACGTGAGATATGAAAGATTCCAAAATAAATTTGTTATTATCCATACCAATAGCTCTCGTTACTATCAAACGTTCCTAGATCTGTTGGTGGAGTTCGTGGAAATTGAACTCAGCTTGTCGATACAGTGTAGGATGCACTGTTT